CCCGCCGCAAAGTTCTCTGGAACGCTTTATTGCGGCGGGTTACGATCACTGGAAACGCTCAGAGCTTGCCAAACGTCGGTGGGTGTTCGCAACCGAAGCTCACTATGCCTTGGCGAAAGTCGAGATGTTGGAGGGCGTTGACCGCCCCCACAAATATTCGCTTCCCGTAGACTGTCTGCGCCCTGTAAGGTTGAAGCGGACAGAGTGGCAGCAACGCCGTCGCTACATCTATAGCGCCGAAGACAATCTCAAAATTTCGTATATTGCAAATGTGGACGAGACCGAGTTTGACCCGCTGTTCGTGGAGGTGTTTGCGAGCCGCGTTGCTCTTGAAGCAGTCGAGTACGCTACGCAATCCAACACCAAGAAGTCCGACATCAAAGCGCTGTATGACATGGCTGTAGCGGACGCAGCCAAGGCGAACGCGTTTGTGATAGGTCCAGAAGACGTTGTATCTGACGACGAGGATTTTGACTTTATAACCGCGAGATACTGACATGCCTAAAGCCTCTCCGATGATCCGCTCGTTCAACGCGGGCGAGTTTTCCGAACTGCTAGAAGGGCGTGTCGATCTTGACCGATACCCTTCGTCGCTTCATTCTCTTAAAGACTACATCGCCGCACCCCAAGGCCCGGCTATCGGCAGGTCAGGTACCGCGTTTGTTGCACCCGTGGCCGACGAGACTGAGCAAAGCGCGCTGTTGCCTTTCGTGTTCTCAAACGAGCAGGCCAAGGTGTTGGAGTTTTCGGCGGATCGTATTAGGTTCTTTGACGAAGAAGGGGTGCAGGTTTACGCCGCCGTCTCTGGAACAGTCACTTCGTCGCCGGGGGCGGTCATGACCGTAGTTGCGCCCGGACTGGACGCGGAAGTAGGCGATCAGGTCGTGTTGTCGGGGTTTCCGTCGAACTATAACTTAAACGGTGAGGTAGCAAAAGTAACGTCGAAGACAAACGATACGTATGTTCTTGACGTAGATTACCCTAACTTGACAGTCGTGCACGGAAGTGTAGCGCGAGTGTATCATGTAGCGTGTACGTACAGTGCTTCGCAGCGCTCGACGTTACGGTACGTACAGTCGGTAGATGTCGTTTATCTTTTATCGCTGTCCGCTAGGCCGAGGAAACTTTCTCGATACGGTGACTACGACTGGCGGCTCGAAGATGTAGAGTTCGTTGACGGTCCTTTCCTGCCGACAAACACTAGCTCCACAGTCTTAGTTCCGTCAGCCACGGGCAATGCGATACCCAATATGACGTCGGATACGGCTCCGGCGGGCGTGTGCAGCGGCAGCAGTAAGCGCGCGGCTATAAACGGAACCACATCAAACCCGGTGGAGTTTCTAGGCCGTAACATAACATACGATCTTGACGCAAGTGAGTTTTACTACGCGTTTGACGACAGTGACGACACGTATTGGGCGTCTAATGCCGAACAGTCCGGGTACATACAGTACACTCCTTCTGCACCTTTTGTGTGCGACGGATACACTATATATGCGGCAAAAGACAACCAAGACACCTCGTACACTTTAAAAGACTTCGCACCGTCTTCGTTTACTCTGGAAGGATACGACGGGACGACGTGGACTGTTCTCGACGAACAAGAAGACTACGTTCTGTACGACGGCAGTAAATCGGTTTTTATAGAGATCGACAACGAGACCTCCTACCAAGCGTATAGACTTAACATAAACGCGCTGACTAGGAACGGGCTTATTGAGCCTAGAGTACGGCGGTTAGTGTTGCGGGAGCGAAACGAAGCGTCTTTCATTCTTACGGCCAGTTCTACCGACGAAATAAACGACGGTGACGGTTTCCAAAGTACCGATGTTGGGCGGCTTCTGCGCCTGAAAGGGAGCGACGGGGCGTGGAGGTCTTGTGAGATAACCACCGTGGCCGACACTACGACGGTAACAGTTAAGCTACTTGGAGAACCGTTATTGGACCTTAAACCTGTGAAACAGTGGCGGCTTGGGTATTGGTCGGACACGACAGGCTGGCCGTCCGCAGGGGACTTTTTCGAGGACCGACTGTGGCTTGCCGGAAGCGAGAACTTTCCCGACGTGTTCGCAGGGTCCGTGACCGGAGCGTACGAGACGTTTAGTCAGACAGATACGTTTGGCGAGGTATTGGATGACAGCGCGGTGGTGGGGCGTCTTAACTCTCGACGGCTGTCTCGCATACGGTGGCTGTCTTCCGACGCCCGTGGACTGCTACTCGGCACGGGATCAGAAGAGTACACGTTGGCGTCACCGTCTGACGAGGCTCTGACCGCTCGAAACATCCGGGCGCGTCCGGCGACCCGAAGAGGAAGCGCTGACGTGGAACCTGTCAGGATCGACAACCAAGCTCTGTACGTGCAACGTAGCGGGCGGGCGATACGAGAGTTCGCTTTCGTGTTCGAGGCGGACGGGTACCGCTCCCCGTCTATGTCACAGCTTGCCAGCCACCTCGGAGCCGTGCCTTTTGTAGAGATGGAGTATGCGGCAGAGCCTCACAGCCTTGTATGGGTTCGCCGCAGTGACGGCTCGCTCGTCGGGCTGACATACAACCGCGACGAGAACGTAGTGGGGTGGCACCGGCACAACCTATCTGGGGCAGAGATCGAGAGCTTGGCCGTCGTGCCACAGTCCGATCAGCTACAAGATGCGCTGTGGGTGGTGGCGAAGCGCACGATCAACGGACAGACCCGTCGCTACATAGAACGGCTCACTCGGTTTTGGGACTTTGATACCGAGCTTGAAGACGCCCACTTTGTAGATAGCGGGCTTCGCTACCGGGGCGACGAAACCGACACGGTGTACGGACTACAACATCTTGAGGGTGAAGAAGTGTACGGTTTAGCCGACGCTAAACCTGTCGGTCCTTTCACCGTAACTAACGGCGCGGTGACGTTAGCGTTTGCTGCCGAGAACATAGTCATGGGTTTGGGCTTCGATAGCGAAGGTATCATACCCCGGCTAGAAAACGGAGCCGCAGACGGTACTGCGCAGGGCAAAGCGAAGCGAATACACAGTCTCGTTGTCAGCGTGTGGCGCAGTTTCAACGGCGAAGTAGGTGTGTGGAACGAGCAAGAAGAGCGTTACATATACGAACCTCTAGAGTACCCCGGAAACTTTGACGAGTTCGAAGACGTCGAACTGTACACCGGACTTATCGGACCATTCGTACCCTCTCCGGGTTATGACATGGACGGACGTATAGCGTTTCGCCGTCCCAAAAGTAGCCCGCTCCCGTTCAACATCGTGGCCATAATGCCGCAATTACATACGCAAGACCGATGATAGAGTTCAAACCTTTTCGCGCGGGCCATCTACAGTTCTTCAAACCTCAAGATGCGCAACGGGACGAGTACACCGCGTTGGTTCGGTCGGGTGAAGCGGCGGCGTTAGAGGGTCCGATGTCTCTGTCAGGGTGGGCGAGCCACACGTGCGTAGGGGCGGCGGGGCTTATCCATGTCAGGCCGCACCGTGCGGTCGCGTGGATGATCTTGTCACGAGACGCTGCCGAGTATATGCTGCCTATAGTCAAGAAGATACGGCGGGTAGCCAAAGCGGCTCCGTATAAGCGTATCGAACTGACAGTCGCCGAGGGTTTCGACGAGGGGGAGCGGTTCGCTAGACTTTTAGGAGCGGTTTGCGAGACCCCCGATCCTATGAGATATTTCGGGGCCAACGAGAGACACGAGCGTATGTTCGCTCTGATAAAGGAGGTTTAATATGGCGTTTGTCGCACCCCTTGTAGCTGCGATCCCTGCCGGATTAGGCACCGCGCTTTCTATCGGCGGCACGGTTCTAGGTGCGGTTGGGGCTATACAGTCAGCTAACGCACAGGCCAGCGCTGCGAACTACAATGCCCAAGTCGCGGAACGAGACGCGGTGGTTGCCGACCAGAACCGTAAGCTCGCACTCGAACAGTCTCGTATAGACGCGGAAGACAAGCGTCGAGAAAACCGCAGGGTCATGGCGTCTATACGAACGCAGTACGGAGCGAGCGGACTGTCACTGGCAGGCTCGCCACTCGACGTTCTCGAAGACACCGCCGTCGAACAAGAACTTGACGCACAGCGCGTTGAGTTCGAAGGACGCGCCCGTGGCCGGGAAGGCGCGTTGCAGATGTTGGGTCTTCAAGAAGAAGCGACACTCTCTCGCATGGAAGCAAGGTCCGCACGCCAGAGCGGCTATTTGAGCGCGATAGGTACCGGGCTGTCGGGCGCGGGAACAACACTTTCGAGGGTCGCATAATGGCACGTATACCGACAGTAACTAGTCAGGTAGCCGCGCGCAGCGGGCGTACCACGCAAGGCGTACCGTCACGTCGCGCTTCCGCCGAGGCATTTGGCGCAGGCGTCGGTCGTGGACTGCAAGCCATAGGCGCGGGGCTTGGCAGCGCGGCGCAAGGTCTGCAAGCGGTAGAAGACAGGCGGCGGGAAGAGAACCTTGCAAACGTCGTAGCGCAGTCTGACTTTACTAGACGTGAATTAGAGTTGCGCAACGAAGTAGGGGCGGACGCGGCGGGCTATCAAGAGCGTACACTGGAAGAGTACGACGCGTGGGTAGACGAACAGGCCGAAGGTATTGAAGACGACAGAACTCGTAATCTGTTTCGTCAACGAATGTTGGCACAGCGCAACTCTATTTCTTCGCGCGCGGCGCAGTACGAGTTGGGGACTGCGGCCACTAACTCGCGCAACCAAGCCGACGCGTCGCTTGTTGCTCTTGACAACAAGATACGCCTAACGCCCGACAGCTATGACGAGTACATAGATCAAGGCTTTGCTGTCATTGACGCGCGAGGCGACATGCCCGCGCACGTTCGCGAACAAATGAAAGAGACGTGGCGCGAGAATGCCGCGCTGTCCCGTTTCGAAGGTATGCTTGAGGCAGCTACTTCGGTAGAAGAAGTGGAAGCGTTGCAAGCCGAGTTGGCGGGGGCGGACGGACGTGAGTGGTCTGCCGAACTGTCGTCTGCGGGGCTAGAGCGAGTGCAGGGTTTAGCGGACGCTGCATCCCGCTCTATCCAAACTAAGGCGGACGCCGATGCGCGCGCTGCAATCGAGTTCTTAGAAGGCCGCGCGTCTGACGTTACGTCTTCTATACCGAGAGAAGAACTCATGGCCGTGCAGGAAGTTGTTGCTCGGTCGAACAACCCGGTCACGGCAGCACGTATGGCACGGATCGTACGAGACCAAGAGATCATTGCGCAAACTCGTAACCTCACTCCGGCACAGCAGCGTGACGTGTTGGAAACGCGATACAGTAACCCTTCATTGCCACCGCGTCTCAATACCGCGATCAACGCAGCGGCGCAGCGTTTCGGCGTCTCTCCTGCCTATCTCGCGGCGACCGCGCAACGAGAGTACGGAGTGTTTTTACAGGGCGACCCTGACGCCGTGGACTACGGTCAAGGCAACATCGGTAACAACTCGTCGGCCACGGGGGTGATGCAGTTTATAGACGGGACGTGGTTAGGCGTAGTCCGTAACCCTACGTTTCAAGCCGCTGTAGGTTTGGACATATCTAACATGTCCGAGCAACAGTTGTTAGACTTGCGCAAAGACCCAGAGATGGCTCTTATGGGCGGCGCGTTCTTCACTGCGCAAAACTCACGTCTGGCGCGCGCAGCGCTCGGTCGAGAGCCTACAGACGCGGACCTGTACATAATGCACTTCATGGGCGCGGGCGGGGGGCCGCGTTTGTTTAGGCTTATGCAATCTAATCCGAACATGTCGGCGGTGCACTTGTTCCCGGAACAGGCGGCGGCGAACCGTTCTGTGTACTACAAGGCCGACGGCAGCGAACGCACTGTACGTGAAGTTTACAACGAACTAGGACGTCTGCACGGAACCGATAGAGGGTCAGAAACGTACACTGAATACGGCGACCGTCAAACCCGCGCTCGTATTCTTGAAGAGACCGAACGCCGAGTGGCAGACGACCCTATGAGTTTCGCGATGCAAACCGGGACGGTCACGACAGGCGACATATTCGAACCGGGCGGTATGGCGGCGCGGGGCGAACATGCAAGAACCGTGGCCGATTACTACTCTATCCCGGTTAGTGAGATGCAGCCGTTCACCAACGACGAAGCGTCACAGATCGCCACTGCGTTCAAGGACGGTTCCGCTGACGACGTACTTGGTATCCTTACGTCTATACAACAGATGGGCGGACCTATGGCACGGGCGGGTATGGCGCAGATCGCGGAGGTCAGCGATGTCTATGCTTACGCAGGAGGATTGCAGCTAGAGACCGGACAAGGGGCGGTAGCCGCCGAAGTTGTACGAGGTCAGAAACGTCTTGACGAGAACCCCGACATACTGCGCCAAGTCGGTGCGGCTCCGCGTGACATAAGCGACGCGTTTCTTAACGCAACAGGCGGCGCGCTCATGGACGCAGCGCCCAATCAACGTCAGGCCATAATGGACGCAGCGCTTGCACATTACGTAGATACACAAGTCGCGCGGGGGCGAGCGGGTTCGTTCGACACAGACGCGTTTTCGGCAAGCGTGCAGGCGGTGCTTGGCGGGAGACAAGGCGCTCCGGCCATGGATGACGTGAACGGGGCGCGCACTGTGCTACCTCCGGGGGTTACAGGCGATGCGCTCGAAGAGGCGTTCGAGAATATGACCGTGGCCGATTGGACCGCGATGTCCGAACAGGGCGAACCCCCTCGCTATGTCACCGGAGCCGTGGCGGACCCGGAAGACTTGGCAGACGAGGCGCAGTTGCGCGCTATCGGCGGCGGGCGTTATCGGGTTATGATGTCCGACGGTTCGTACCTCATAACAGGGCGTCCGTCCCCGAACGGTCAGTTGGAGCCTTACATCTTTATTCCCACAGCGGACGCGGTGGATCGGGTTAATGTGCAGGCCGAAGAGCGCCGGGTGCAACGCGAAGCTGAGTTCCTTGAAAGCGTGCAGCGCCCGGAAGTCCGTGAACAAGTAGCCGACGTGCTCGCGGCGCAAGAAGACGGAGTGTTGACGACCGAAGAGCAACAAGCGCTGTTCCAAAAGTACGGAGCCATGTGGGCGTACGACGCCGAGGGTAACAGGATTGTTCCGACGCAATGACTTTTCTATCGAACAGTAACCGAGACGCCTATTCGATCTCGCCAGACACAGCGGCCACAGGGCCGCTGGTAGGCTTCTTTGACAGTTGGAACGCGGCAGTTGACGCGCAAATGCGTACGAGTTCGCAGTATGGCATCGAGTTCTTTATGCAAGAGCTTGACTGGCAACAGACGAGCGCGATGATTGACGCTGGGGTGGAAGCCCCTCCGCAGCTTATGCTCAGCTTGGAAGTCCGAGAGGCGGGCGAAGGCCCTATTGGCGACTTTAGCGTAGCGCAGTTGTTGCGGCGGGACAGTGGGTACTACGAAGACTTCATTCCGAACCGCAGTGAAGAGTACCTCCAAGTTGCGCGTCGGTACGCAGGTCAAGAGATAAGCCCGGAGTTCGAAGAACGGCTACAAGCGTACGATGCACGTGTCATTGCGATACGCGAGCAGCACCCGGACCTTGAACTGCGCACTTCACGCGAGATGTTCGAGCGGGTTAGACGCGACGCCGTGGCCGCAGAGCAGCGTGAACAGACAGACCGCCGTACATGGGGCGGAGCTTTCGGTGGGTTCTTTGGCGGCGCACTGTCGTCTATGCACCCCGGTACCGACCCTCTCAACTTCTACACGTTAGGAGTGGGCGGGGCGGGTAAGACCGCCGTGCAGCGCATTCTGTTTCAGACAGGTGCACAAGGCGTTGTGGAGACGGTTAATCAAGTCACGGGGGTGCAAGAAGAGCGGGAACTTCTCGGCTTGTCTCACGGGTTCTCTGACGCGGCGCAGCGGGTAGCGGCCACCGCACTTGGTGCAGGCGCGCTACAAGGTGCAGGAGAGCTTGTAGCGGCGGGCGCACGGCGCTGGTTCCGCAACGCCCCCGAAGACCCCGCCCCGGCGCTGGACATGGCCGAAGTGCCTCAAGAACCTCTTGCGCTCCCCGCCCCGGACCGCCTGCGTGAAGAGGCTCAAGTAGCTCGCATAGAGCAAAACCCGCGTTCTTATGTAGACGTTCTGGCGGACCGCGCGCCTCTGTCTGGCATACGCGCGGGGCGCACGCGCAGCGTGTTGGACCTCGCCGACACCTCTCGTCAATTAGAAGATTGGGCAGGGGGCGACCCCGCGTTCGTTCGACCTCGTACCGCCAACGCGGTGTACCCCGGTCAAACCGGACGAGTGGTTTTGGATACACGCGCGGCGACCGATAACGCGCGTCTGTACCAGATGGCGCGAGAAGCCGACCCTTCCACTTTCAACCAATACGACCGCCTGTTAGAGCGGCGCAACACGTATCGTCGGTGGGTGGAAGAGCTTGCTGAGAAGCGAGACGCAGACGTACAGTTCACGATGGATAACATTGACGCTCGGATACACGCACTCGAAGCGCGTCTGCGCGCCTCGCAAGGCAAAGGTAACAAGGCAAAAATACGCGAGCAGATACGCGAAGCACGAGCGGATAGGGAAACGCTCGTAGAGGCGAGCCGTCAGCGTGAAACGCCTGACATAGCCGAAGTTCGACGCCAGCTAATCAAGACCGACGAAAAGATGCGCGATCTTGCTCCGCTGATAGGGAGGGCATACGCCCGCGCCCGTGGCCGTTGGGGTGAGACCGTTGAAGAGTTAGACGCGGTGTGGAGTGCGTACCGTCAGGGCCGTGCCGAGGTGGACATGCCGCCATCTGACACTCTCCCTGACTTCGACACCGCACTCACTTTGACCGACCGAGCACCTATACTGCAAGGAGCTTCGCGGGTCGAAGCTGCCGCTACGTCCGCCGAAACTGCACAACGTATCGTCGCAGAGAACGCTAAGGCCATAGATGCCGCACTGGACGGATACAGAGAACAGGTCAAGCAGCTTGTGCAAGTATCCGACGAAGGACGACTGCGGGTTGACGGACGTGAGTACGAGTTTGACATAGACAAAGACACTATGTTCGTGCCACACGAAGACGGAACAGGCGGGCGGGAAGTTACGTTACGCGAGTATCTGGCGGAGAACCGACGTGCAGAAGATGAATTGGAGGCGGTGAGTATATGTTCGATCCGGTAGGTTCCACCGCGTGCATACGCGACAATCTAAAACAGCGCGGCTTCGGAAAGCAGCGCATCGACGAAATTGTTTCAGACTACGAAGCGCGAGCAGCGGGCTACGAAGGACAGGGGCGTGACGCGTCCGCTGCTGCGCAACTCGCGATGCGCGACACTTTCGAAACCATGGCCGAAGCTGCGCGCGAGCGGGCACGTCGTAGCGCCAAAATGATCGGGGTGCAAGCATCGAACATAGAACGCATTCGACAAGGAGTGGACGCAAGCGTGTCCAAGTTCCTCATGGACGGCAAGAAAGGGTCTCGCGGTACTGCGATTGCACGCGCTGCCGTGTCGCTCGTAGAGGACGATCCGCGTTTTAACGGACTATCGTACAGCGCAAACAAAGAAACTACACGAGGACAGCTATATGCGATATTCGGCGACACGCTCGAAACCGTTGGTAAGGGTTTCATGGGTCGTCAAAAAGGCAAAGCACATTTGCCGAACATCGTTCGCGAGATCAAAGGCGTCGCTACAGGCGACGCCTCGGCAAAAGCGGTAGCACATGCGTGGTTGAAAGTGTCGGACCTTTCCGTCGATCTGTTCAACATGGCAGGGGGGTCTATGCGACGGCTGAGCAACTACCTGCCCCAATCGCCGAACGCCGTTAAGCTCACCAAGGCAGGCAAGGCTCGGTGGGTCGAAGCGCACATGGACGCTCTTGACTGGAACGCAACTCGTTGGCCTGACGGCTCTCCCATACTGCCCGCAGATAGACAACGTGTTCTCGATACCGTGTTTGACACGTTGACTACCGACGGCGCGAACAAGATAGACGAGACCGCGTTTCGAGGTAAAGGCCGCGCGGTGGGCAACATGCTCGACGATCACAGGTTCTTGCACTACAAGGACGCGCAGTCTTGGCTCGATATTCACGAAGAGTTCGGAGAAGGCAACGTGTTCGAGGTGCTGACGCAGCACATAGAGCACATGTCTCACAAGATCGCGACCGTAGAGACGTTCGGGCCTAACCCGGACATGACGGCCATGAACCTGCACTCTATCGTGCGACGGGAAGCCGGACAGATCGGGGCCGAAGAACTGGCACACGCCGAAGCCGTCATGAAGAACAAGTTCGACCCGATGTTCGAGACTGTCATGCGCGAGAACCCGATGGACCCGCACAGCACGTTCGGCAACCTCGTGACCGGAGCGTCAAACATCTTGACGTCGGCGCAGTTGGGCAGCGCGTCGTTCCTTGCCATACCGGGCGACTTCATGCAGACCGCCGCTGTGCGCGCCTTGAACGGCATGGGCATGTTCAACGGCGTCGGCACTTACATGCGCGCCCTTGCCACCGATCAGAAGTTCATGCGCGAGATCGCAACGCAGTCCGGGTTCGTGATGGACGAAGTGGTCATGTCCACGTACGCGCAGTCTCGGTTCACAGGCGTGGCCACTGTGGGTCCGGCGGCGAGCCGTCACTTGTCCGAGGCCACGATGCGCCTGTCTCTCCTGTCAGGTCACACTCGTGCTGCCCGGTGGGCCGCGCAGTCGGAGTTTATGGGCTTGATGCAACGGTCGCGTTCACAGGCGTTTGAAGAGCTTCCGTTTAGACAGGTCATGGAGCGTTACGGTATCACCGCCGAAGAATGGAACGCGTTTCGTGACGCCGTACCTACGTGGACGCCGCGCAAGGGCGTCAACTTCATGCGGCCTATCGACATCTTGAAGACCGACATGCCGAACCGTCAAGCGTTGTACCGCAAGTTCCAAGGTATGATCTTCGACGAAGCGCGCAAGATGGTACCGGAGGCTACGGTCGAGGGGGCCACGGCGTTGAAAGGCACGACACGCCCTGACACCCTTGTCGGCGCGTTGCTGTATTCGTTCTCGATGTACAAGAACTTCCCGGTCTCGTTCATGATGATCTACGGACGTCTCGGCATGACGTCGCCGTCGGTCAAAGGCAGGCTCGGTTTTTACGCCGGGTTGGGCGCGGGTATGACCATGGTCGGCGCGCTCGGCACACAGTTGCGCGAGATCAGCAAGGGTCGCGACCCTTTGCCCATGGACAACGCGGCGTTCCTAGGCAAGGCGTTCCTGTCCGGGGGCGCGCTGTCTATATGGGGCGACTTTCTGTTCGCCGGAGTGAACGAGTACGGTCGCGGTCCCGCCGAGATGGTCGGCGGTCCGCTTGTAGGGCTGCTCGGCGACACTACGGACCTCGTGCTCGGCGACGCGTTCGCTTGGGCCGAGACTGTCGGGAGCTTGTCAAATGACGAGTTTGAGAGTACAACGGCAGCGAGGGCGGTTGAGTGGGCGCGTAGATATACGCCCGGATCGTCTATCTGGTGGGCGCGTTTGGCGTTGGAGCGTCAGGTGTTCGACCGCTTGCAAGAGCTGGCCGATCCGAGAGCATACCAGAAGCAGAGAAACAGAGTGCGTTCGCGGCAACGCGACCACGGGCAAGGGCATTGGTGGGCACCGGGGCAAGACGCTCCGTCTCGCGCGCCGCAGCTAGGAGGCAACTAATGGTCGTCAGCGTAGATCGAGTAGCTCGGCGCTACGAAGACATCGTTCAGAACCAACCTATAAGCGTGGACATGCCCGCGTTCGAAGCTTCGGACATAAAGGTCATATACGGCATCGCGGCTTTGGAGGCGGTTCAAGGTACCGATTACACCGTTGCGCTCGCCGAAGACTTTGACACGTTCACGGTAACGCCGACAGCTACGTTGTACAATAAGATACAAGCGCTGATAACTGCCGACAGTGACGAAGAAGACGCTATAACGGTGCGGCGTGAGTTGGACATGCTGACTGACGCCACTGCGGCGGGGGTGCGACACACCCCGTTCACCGCTAAAGAGTTTGACCGAAACGCTATGCGAGATCAACAGTTGAAAGATCGCATGGAGCGCTCTGTCGGTCTGTCAGAAACCTTTGCGGAACCTTACTTCGATCTCACTGTGTACGAGACGCCCCCTGACACGTCGGACAGTCCTGTTATGGTGTTCCGTTCGAACGGGGGTTTGGGGCCGGGTCCGAGTAGTGACCAGATAGCGGACGCTCAAGAGAACGGGCAAGCGGTCAATGACTTCATCGAGACGTACGTGGACGACCCCCCGAACTACGAGCAACAGTATCGCGACGCGGTAGGGTCCACGTTAACAGGCGAAGGTGGGTCGGACTTCACGAGCATATATCTAGGAGCATTACTATGAGTTTGGAAACCCGCGTAGCCGCTTTCGCCGCCGCTGTAGGCGCGGATATGAAAACCGTTTGGACGTTGTTGAACAATAAGCAGAGTGACCTCACCGCGCTTACAACCACGAACAAAACCAACCTCGTGGCCGCGCTTAACGAGATCAACTCCGCAATCGGCGCGCTGATAGACGACGCTTCGTCATCCTCTTCAACCTCGTGGTCAAGTGTAAAGATACAGGCGCAAATCAATGCGGCGGTTTCGGCGCTTGTGGACGGAGCGCCCGGAGCGCTTGACACGCTCAACGAGATCGCTGCGGCGCTCAACGACAACCCGTCGGTCATCCAGAACATCATAAACGCGCAAGCCAAGCGCGTGGCGGTAGACCAAGTGCAGTCATTTACTACCGCAGAGAAGTTGCAAGGGTGCAGCAATCTTGGTATCGGCAACCCGGAGACTGACTTCACTGCCGCCTATACAACTGCGAGGGACGCCGCATGAGCCTTATAACCCGTATAACCGAAGCGTTCCAAGCCGTAGGCGGCGACATCCGCGCGCTCATCTTGGACACCAACAAGAAGCTCGTGTTCTCGGACCGCGCCGCATTCGTAACGTGGGCGGGGTCAAACACTCCCGTGGCCGGAGCTATGGCACATGTAGCTGTCCCCGGACAAGCACGGTTGTTGAAGTATACGTACGACGGCACTTCAACCGACATGCCCGAAGCCAGCCTAAACGGTTGGCGTGCCGTAGCCCCTGTGTATCTCGAACACTACAGGATCGCGACTACGACGAAAGGTGATGGCAGCGGCGCGGACTATACTTCGCAGGTTCAAGCGGCCATGGACGCAACGGAAGGTGAACTCGTCTTTACGGGCTTTGTGAAGATCACCGACAAGGTTGTGTGCCCGAACAAGTGCTCGCCTGTGTGCCACGATGGGCGAGCCTATGGCGGCTTCAATGTGTTCTCCGACTTCAATATGTCGGCCACGTGTGTGTTTCAACCGGGTACGGGTGAGACGGCTTCAACGGTCGGCGACTTCGGCATGTGGTTCCAACAACCTTCGTCGCCTGCCAATCGCGCGGCGCTTACGCAATACCCACCTGCGATTAACATCGGTGCGCCGGAAGGGGAGGACGCGCTGTTTGACGTTGCCGCCGCTGACATCGTTACCGGACGTACCTATGAGATCAAGACTGTAGGCACTACCAACTTCACGACTATTGGTGCGGCGAACAACAACGTCGGTACTACATTTGTCGCTACAGGCGCGGGCACGGGTACAGGCACCGTGGACACCGACGTCAGCACCGCCCCGGCACTGGCGCGAGGGTTCCTGAAAGCTATTCGTATCGAGCAGGCATGGGACGGCATTATTGGGGTAGGCAACTGCGGCGGATACCGCATGGGCATCGTAGAGGTAGGAGCGTTCAACCGAAACGTAGACCTTTACGGGCCGCTAGACTTTCTGCACGTAGACAGTGTGCACGTATGGCCTTTCGGGTTTGCGGGTAACAGTGCGTTGGCGAATATCTACTATGACGGAGACACGATAGGGTTCCGGGCACGCCACGTTGACGGCTTGACCGTAGACAAGCTGTCCGTGTTCCGCTCGAAGGTGGTCATGGGTGAAGTGGGCCGAACCACCATACTGCCTATGGGCATCGACGTTCTAAATCTGGACGGTGACAAAGCCGTGCTGCGGCTGCAAGGCGAGAGCACAAAGATCGGCGAGTGCTACTCTAGCAAGTCTGCCGCAGCGGCAAACGCCAGCTATCAGGACGTGATCGCCAGCGGAGGCTTGCACCAAATCGGCTCGCTCAAAGCTACGTCTAACGCAGACGGAGTTGTTCTGACCAGCGGAACGGCAGACCTGCACGTAGACGACTATGAGGTACGGCAAGTGGCCGCAGATCGTCGTGCCGCGATTGCGCAAGGTTCGTCTCGTCTTAGCATTGGCATCGCGCGTCCACGCAGCGACTTGACGCGCACAGGCCACATGTTTGTTCAACAGTCTGGGGCGTCGCTACACATTGGCGGACTGGCACCAACAGACAGCGGGCAACCTGCCGTGGCGTATGTCAGCTTTGCGACAGACGACGAGTTGAATTACGCAAACTGTCCTAACTACGATGTAGCTTCCCCTGCACATGCAGGTCGCGGTACGTACATTGGACGTAACCTAACGCAACGCTCGGCGTCGGTTACGCGGCTTCGAAAAATTGGTACGGGTGAAGGCCCGGAGATTGCGATGTCTCTGGCGCGTGGCAGTGCCGGGTCTGAGACCGCGCCCGCCGATGGTGACGTGGTGGGCGACGTTGTGTGGAGCATCTGGGACGGTAACGGTTACAACCCCGGCGCGTACTTCCGGGGGTTGGTGAGCGGAACTCCTGCGGACGGTGTGACGCCTATGAAGATCCAATGCTTGATCGAGGACACAGCGGGCAACATCGCAGTGCCGTGGGCGGCGAGAGGAGATAGGTTTGACGTAAACGTGGACATGCGGCACGTGTCGGATGCTTTCGACATATACCACAACGGCGTGTGGTATATGCGCCACCGCATTGCCGACACCGACATTAAGATCGGCGCGACGAATAGCACGAACGGCCTGTTCTATCCGTTCACTATCGACGCCAGCACGGAGACCCTTATTCTCGGCACGGACGAAACCACTAACGTTGAAGTCAAATCGCCAGTCACTCTCGACATGCAGGGTGCGGCCACGGATGCTATTCAGTTCCGCATGGCGGCTTTTCGACCGCATTTTGTTCTTGAGGACAAAAGCACAGGCGCAGTTGACTGGCAAATCTCCGCTGACAACGGCGATCTGTCGTTTTTGTACGGAGATGCGTCCACTGACGTAAAGCTGGCAAATACGGCGTTTGAAATCATTGACGCAGGGTCCCCAGAATTCCGCTTCCACGGTCCTATCGAGCTTCATGAGTACGGGTCAGAAGGTGGTGAGCTGCGGATTAAAGACGCCAGTGGCAACACCGATTTTTATATTGACTGCGACAGCTCGAACAACCTTCGCATCCGTCTGAGTAACGGTACAGGTATCTATCTCACTTCGGGCGGTAACGTTGTCATGAACAGCCTGCCGACTTATGCAGACGACGCGGCGGCGGGCACCGGAGGTTTGACCGCAAACATGGTTTACAAGACCAGCACAGGTGAACTGAGGATCAAGACATGACGAACTTCACTCCTATGATGTACCCTCAACAGCCGCGCATTCTCACGAAGCGCGAAGTGGAAGCTATCAACAAGCAGTGCATAACGCACCGATACCCGGAGGACTAATGACATGAAACTGGCCATAGTGGTAGGGCATAACAGCGCTTCGCAAGGCGCGGTGCGCAAGGACACAGGTGAAACAGAATTCGTATGGAACGGGCGTCTGGCGCGGCGCATGGAGCGGCTCGCCCCGGACTACGGTCTTGACGTGCGGGTGTTCCACCGAACTCCCGGCGGCGGATACCGCAATGAGATCGCCCGCGTGTATGACGAGGTGGACGCGTGGGGTGCGGATGGTTCGGTGGAACTGCACTTCAACGGAGCGGCGTCCGCAGCGGCAACCGGGACCGAAACGTTAACGAGCGGCACCGCCCTTTCGATGCGGCTTGCGGAAAGTGTGCAACGCGAAGTGGTGATTGCCCTCGGCCTGCGGGACCGAGGCATCCGCACCCGTGCACGTCAAGATCGCGGCGGGGGTTCGCTGCACGCAGGCCGCGCGCCCGCTATCCTCATCGAGCCGTTCTTCGGCAGTTCGCCCGAAGGCAACCGCGCGACCGACGAGGACAGCGAGCAAGAGCGCTTGGCCGATGCGGTGCTGCGAGGTTCCGCCGAAGCGTTTATGAGCTTCCCCCGCGCCGACCTGTCGAACAGCCGTACGCTGCGCGCTACCGCCGAGCAGCGAAGCGCCAACCGCACGAGCGCCGTGTCGCAGGTAGCCGCCGCCGTATCCACTGCGGCCACGGGTGCGCGGGAACAGATCGAGCAAGTACCTGCTATCGGCGGCGTGTCGGACTGGTTGCCTTACATCACCGTCGGGCTGATCGTCGTGGCGTTTATCGCGACGTCGGTGTCCAACGCCAAAGCCGACGCCGTGGACGAGGCCCGCATCGACGACCACGAACGGGCCGTCCGGTGATCTGGGCGGCGCTGAGAAAGGCATGGCCGCTGATGCTAGGAGCGCTGGCGGTCGTCGCTCTCGTTCTGGTAGGTCGGCGTAACGGTCGCCTGAGTGAACGGGTTAAGAGCGCGGAAGGCCGTGCCGAACTTCAAGGGAGGATGCGAGATGCTGCGGCTACTACTCGTACTGATAGGACCAGCGTTGCTGAGCGCCTGCGCAACGGTCGTTTCTGATACATGTCCGACACTGTTTGACTACTCCGAAGCGGAGCAAGCACGCGCCGCTGACGAACTGGACGCGCTGCCCGAAGGCTCGGTTATAGCGCGCCTCGTGGGGGACTACGGTGTTGTGCGCAACGAAATACGTGCTTGCCGGGGCGAGTAGCTCTTGCACACTAACGTCGTACTCGCTATAGGAGAGTAAGGCAGTGAAGCGGAGAGGCGACATGGACGGCGATTTGAAGTGGGTGATTGGTATCGCCGTATCAATGGTTATCTCTTTCGGCGGTATCATGATTACCACCTTCCGCAACATGTCAACCAAGATCGCAAAGACCCACGACCGCATCGACGACGTAAAAGACAAGTACGTACGACGCGACGATCTCGACGGACACTTGACCCGGATAGACCGTACAGTACACGAGATCAGAGAAGAGATGCGCGAGAACCACCGACAGGTTCTCGCGGCGTTATCCTCCAAAGACTAACTTCTGTATAGGAACGTATCGACCTGCACGTCCGAGGCGCGCTTGTGCGACCGCTTCCGGCCCGCCTCTTCGTCTTCGCGTTTGAACACCTCGATCATGGCCGAAGCTCTGCCGTCTAGTCGCAAGCTCTCGAATTGGTCAGGATCGGTCGCTTCGATCATAAGCAGATCGTACAGCGCTGCACCTCGTTGAGCGCGCCTATTGTTGAACGTGCGCCGACACGCGGCGCAACAGAAGTCCGAGGTGAACTGTCGGGACGTGAAGCTCCCTTTGCACTCTAGGCAGGTACGTTTGTAGGGCATAGAAGATCCTTTCGAGCCGATTAGACAGGCGCGATCGCCAGCGTCTAGTTGACTGTAGAGGATTCCTATCCGACTAGTCAAGTCGTACTTTACGTCATGACTATGACGAGCGTAGAGCGCGCACCTTCCCCTTCGCGTTTAGCGTGCAGTGTGCGCCCCTTGATCTCCGTCGGCGTAGCGAACAGACCTTCTATGCGCTTCTTCACTTCGGTGTCCGACTTGTTGGCGTACAGCGGCTCTTCGGTCTTCACCACCGCTACCGCCTGACCGACAGGCATGGACGCTTGACCGTTCGCCGTCAACGTGGCCATGATTATATCAGCGATGCGGGATCGAATGTTCATTGTGTTCTTTTTCAACTCGGCGTGACGCAGTACCCCTACGACATCTCCGCTGGGTATCTTGCAACCTTCTTTGCGGAACCATGTTGCTTGCTCGGAGGACAGAGCGAGGTTCATCTTAGCGTCGTCGAGGCGCACCCACGTGTTGCGCTCTGCGTCTTGCAGACCGTAGTCCTCACAGTCTTGCGCCGAAGCGTTCATAAGAGTGAAGCTGATACGAGACTTGTACACGATACCGGACGCGCCACGTGATATGTCCATGTTACCGATGCGCTCTTCTTGCCGAGACTGCCCCGCTTTGGTGGTGTGGTGCAGTACGAGAGAAGCGACGTTCGCCTTTCGCGCTACCGCCTGCAAGGTCTTCATGACGAAGTTCATGTGAGGGTTGTCCCCCTCGTCCACGTCGTGAATGTCAACAAGAGGGTCGTACACCACAAGGCCCACGTCGTCGTCCGAGGCGAACTCGACAAGCTGGTTGACCACGGCGTCGTTTACTACAGGCACGCGGCCTTGTGCGGATACGAGGCGAAGGTCTATGTCGCTCGACGAAAGCAACACGACTTGTTTCTTAACTTCGTTATAGTCGAGATTGTACGACTGACACACGGCGTACAGCCTGCGCGACTGCTCGGCCCGGTCATCTTCGCCATTGTACACGATAGCTTTGCACTTCACGTGACAGGTGTACGGGCCGAACGATCTGCCGAGCGCCATGTGCGCCACGATAGCGAGCGACAAAGACGACTTGCCCGCGCTGCCCGGAGCTAAGAGCAGGGTCGTCTCGTGCAGCATGAGCACCCGGTCGAGCATCCATGGCCGAGGTGGGATGGAAGTGGGATCGAGCGCATTGCCAAACTCTATCTGGTTCTGTGAGAATACAGACGGCGGGGGCGCGACCTCCACGTTGGCAAACAGGACCGAAGGATCGAGACGGCCCATGTCTGCGGTGCCGTACTGCGCAGCGTTCTCGACCTTCCCACGAAGCTCGTCTAAACTCCACGGCGGTATGCAGCGCGGGTTCCAGTGCTCGGCAAGCAGAGCGTACGCAGTGTCCACCGACAGCGCCATCTCCCGCACAAGACGGGCTGCGGTGACGAACGTAGTCTCGTCACCTCGCTGTCCTTCAACGGCCACGGGTGCCGACTGCAAGAATCGGACGCCTGCCTCGATAGAAGCAGGGCTGTCTAGCGCGGATGTGACGGCGGTTTCGCGTCGTTCGTAGGGGTCACGCAGCCGTTGTGACACTCCGTCAGGAACGTAGCTCGGCTCGCGGTCAGTGACAACCGTGTACGCCACCCCGTCAATGGTGGAACCGGGTGCGACGACAAAACCGTTATGGGACCGTATGTCCACGTCGGCAGCGATGGGCGCATTAGAGCTATCAGGACCGACGAAATAGCAGTGGTACCCGTTAGTAGGTGTCTGTACTACCAGTGTTTCATAGTGCCCTCCTAGTTGCATGTACTGGTTGTGACCGTCTTTGCCGTCTTTAACATCGACGTCCACCACCACCATGTCGTTGCACAGTGTGCCGATGTTAAAGTCTTGCTCGACTTGCAACACGGGGTCGCGCCACAAACGGATGATGGTGTCGCGATCTGTCGTCGCTACCGCTGGCCAGTCTTGGTGCAGCGGCTCCTTTGTGTTCGGTGCTAGGGGGAAGACGGGGAAACCACGCTCAGCCCACGCCAGCGCAGCTTGTAGTTTACCCATCTACTTCTTCCGTTCGATCTTCTCTAGCCGATACGTTTGCTTGATGACGCCGGGAACGATGCGCTTGTTCTTGAGCTTCTCGTTTATGCGCGCTATGACGCTGCCGAGACGTTGCTGCATGACGCGCACTTCGGTGTCTTCGCTGTGCGAAGCCGGGTACGCAGCTTTGTGCATGTCGGCTATGCGTATGTCCTCGTTAAGAACTAACGCGTCGTACACACGCTTCTGTAAGTGTGAAAGTCTCATGCCTGTCGCCCTCTACTTTACGTACCGAGTATCTTCCCACGCACCGACCGACACGGGAAGCCCCGTGTACACTTCGTCTTTGCGTGCCATGATCTCGGCAAATTCGTTTTCGTTATGATGCGACCCGTCGGCCACCTCGGATAATATCTCGTCGTGCACGGTCAGTATGATCGGATACCCTGCGGCTTCGACGTTGAACATGGCGTCCACCATGACGTCGCGTGCCGTGGCTTGCACGATGTTCTCACACTGTAACCCGCCGTACAAAGACTGCTTAGTCCACTGGCGGGTGCGGCTATCGGTGCCCCAGAACGTGACCTTGCGCTTCCAAGTTGTATACTCGCTGCCATCTGCGCGTGTAAAGGTGCGCTCTTCCTGCACGATCTCAGGGGACGAGTAGCACAACATCCGGCCCGAAGGCAGGACGCACCACAGCGCTCTTTGATCCGAGTAGTAAGCGACGCGCTGTGTGTGCTCCGGGTGCACGACGTTGCCGGGTGCGGCCACGGCTTCGATAGCTGCGTCCTGATAGTTCCACCACGACTGCACGATTGCGGGGTTCGCCTTGCGCCAGTTGTCAACAAGCACTTGCAGGGCGGTCCACTCTCGTTCGAACAGGCCCATTCTGTTTGTGCCCTTGCGGTGGTACTTCGCAGCGGTCTCGTTCCACTGTTGCGCAGGCGTGGCCTGCTCGACCGGAAGCGATAACTCGAACGGGTTGACCCCGTAGTTCGCACCCATCTGTAGGTACGCACCGACCCCGCCTTGGTATCCGAGCGACAGTTCTTGCACCTTGCCGATCTGACGATTGGCCTTTGTCACGTCGTCCACTGCGATGTCGAACGACCGCGCGTAGCCGAGCTTGTACAGGTCCGGTCCTACCTTATCGTCGTAATCTTGGAACGCTTGCAGCTTCCACATCTCGTTTGCAAGCCACGCGTTGACCCGGCCCTCAATGTTCGAGAAGTCACCGCCGATAAACCGCTTGCCTTCGGGCGCTTTGATAGACGAGCGCAACGCCTTGGATAGTAGCTCCAAAGGTTCGAGCGGTCCGTGCACGGACACGATAAGCTCGTATATGTCTTTCGGTTTCAGCGACGGGTCGGCGCACAGTTCGTGCAACCACTGTACCTTTTCGTGCAAGAAGTCATCATCGAAGTTCTCGTTGGGTCCGGCAGCGTTGCGCGGGTAGTTCTGGGGTTGCGTCAGTCGCCCCGCCCACCGTCCAGTAGACGCACCGTGATAGTTGACAAGTCCTCGGATACGACCGTCGCTCGACACACACTTCTGCTTAGACCGATACTTCGCAGTGCTTGTCTTCCACGCTGCCTGCCGCAGCTTGATCGCTTGAAACGCAGTGTCGTCTAGCGCGCACTGCGCAAGGAAGATCACGTCATCGACCTCCCCCTTGGCCAAGCTGGTACACTCTACGCCGCGCGCGTTCAACCACTCAATAATCTTCTTGTCGTTGCTGCACTTTGGCACGGCGCGGTCAGTGATCTCTCGCATAACGCGGTCGTTCTGCTTCTTGCTGTACTCGACGAGTTGCGCCGCACGTTCGACAAAGCCTTCGTCAATCGGCACGCCTCGCTCGTTGATAAGCTGATCGAACTCCCACACCTGCCGCTCGCGCTCTGTCAGCGGAGGCAGCATCTCGTCAGCCTGTGTCTCCACTTCGACGTCGCGTCCGCAATATAGCATGTTGCGATCTATGTCGGCAGGGTCGTCCCACCATGTGATGCTTCCGTCCTCGTTGAAGCGGCGCGGCTTCGCCATCTTCATCATGAGGCGGTTGCCCTCCATGTCTTTATCTAGCGCAGTGCCCAAAGCGATGCCGAGCTTGCCGAGCGCTTGCGGGTGTGCAATCGCGGCGGCGCGGGACATGGTGCAGTCTTGTTGTTGTATTGTCATGTACGGCCAGTGCGGGCACAGCCGACCGACGAGTATCCAGTTCCATATAGTGCGTTCGAACGCAGCGTTGTGGCACCCTATCGTACCACCGTTGCGTACGTGATCGAGAAGCGCGACCGGATCGGGATAACCCGGTCGCCACTCGTACCACGGTCCGGTGTTACCGATGCGATAGCAGAACCCCCACGGCCACGTGGTCGGGTCTTCGGCGTATCGGTACACCCCGGACTTAACAAGGTCCGTTGCACTCCGCGTCTCGAAGTCGATATGTGCAGTCGGACCTTGCATGTGTTACACCAACGGCGACTGTGCCGGGTCGGTAACAGGCACGACGAACCAATCGTCCGCCATGACGTCGCCCATGCTTGGTTGCCACACGCCCACGGTACCGGACACGTCACACAGGTCGATGTGCGGGCGGTACGTTACATCCGACCCTTCGCCGAGGATAGATAGCAAAGGCTCGCGGTTCACCTTGAAGTTACTTCCGGGCACGAGGAACACGAACATGCCTTGTCCGTTCCACCCGCCACGGCACAGCCGTTTGCCCGCTTTGATCTCGTCGAGTGCTTGTGAGAAGTTCATACCCATTGTCATCTCCTTGGTTGCAGGGTTGTAGAGAGCGGCTCGGGTAAAGTCGCCGCTCCCGTAGTCAATCCCGATCTTCACAGATCGTTCATTGCTTGATCGTACTCCGCCCACGATCCGTAACCTTGAGGCACGGGACCGCGAGGGTCCGCCGCTGCCGGAGCGGGCTGACCGGGCATGGTGTACTGCGCGCCGCCTGCGGGCGGTGCAGCCGGAGCAGGAGCGGCGGCAGGCGGGGCCGCGTGAGTGCCCCCGGCAGGGGGAGGCGGCATAGCGCCCGGCGCAGGAGGTTGGCCCCCGGCAGGCATGTTGCCCGCCACCTGACCCGGCTGGATCGCAGGCGTTTGGATCGCGCCCTTGGCCGCAGCGAACGTCTTGTTCGGGTCGGGCGCACCGCCGCCGAACTTGGTGTCGTCGCCGATAATCATCACGCTCTGCAAGCCGAAGCCGACGCCCTTCTTGCGCGGGTCTTTGTAGCTGTACGCGTTGACCGCGCAGATAGCCCACACGCCGGGGTACACTTTGGACTGATCGACGATAGGGTTGCCACGTGCGTCAACGACGGGCGGCTTGAACTTCGACGTGCACGTCATGAACACGCAGCCCGGAGTGAAGCCGCCGAACTTGGCCTTTTCGGCTTGATCTCGGAACGGGCTGTGCAGTCCGTAGTATTGACCCGACGCAGCGTCGTAGTGGTCGGCGAAGTCCTGAGCGCAGATGCGATGGTACTCTTCGTAGAACAGACCGAAGTCGGCCATGGGTGTGAACAACAACGCTGCTCCGTACTTCGGGTTCTCCATCTTTGCCGACGGCTGCGGCAGTTCGAACAGTGTGTCGAACGCCAGACGGACAGGTCCGGTCAGAATGTCGCCTGTCTCGTTGCCCGTCTCGGCGTCGATAACCTTTTGAATGGGTACGCTCTGTGCGGTTTGCTGTATCCAAGCATCGCCAACGATGCTGTCTCGTACGATAGTGGTTGTCATGAGGTTTGCTCTCTTTCTGCTTGTTAGCTTTTAGGTGTTGACCCTGCACCGCCACCCGTCACGTCGAATTACCGGGTGGCGGAAGTGCGCCTGCGATCTGTCCAAATGTGTTCTGTGCTCTGTTTACTGCGGGGCGCGGGTCGTCCTCGTCCACCAACACGAGGTTGCCAGACGATTGCTTTAGTGTCAGGAACGCAAACGCTTGCTTAGCTTCTTCCGCTGCTTTCTTCTTGCGTCCACGCCCGACACGTCTCTTGTACTCTTCTACGACGAGCTTCTCAGCCGATGTAATAGGTATGATCTTCTGATTAAATATGCGTTGCAGCACGGGATACGCCTCCATGACCTCTTGATACGCGTCCATAGCGGCCACGGCGTTGCGCTCTCCCAACATAGCGGCGAGCTTCTGTGCGACTGCGGCGTCCTCTCCGTAATACTTACGCTTGGCTTGCGCCTCTACCAACTTAGCGCCGGGAACGTGATGTCCGCCGCGTGCCAGTTCGTCGGCGTGCTTGTCAACGTCGTCAAGAAACTTGCGCAGCATCGGCGCGTGAAAGCGGATACGAGCAAGGCGCTCTATACCCATGGCCGCAGGGTTCGGCAGTGCCGGAGCGTTGACGTGCGCGATCTGCGTAAACGTGCTGCTTGCGACTTGCAAGGCCATGGCCTCGCGCGCAGGGCACAAAGTGCGTGCGTCGCAGAAGCGGCACTGATCCTCGCCGGGGGTTAGGGCTGCGTCCTCTTTTTCGCAGTCAAGCACAACGTCTTCGAGTTCTTCAAGATACTCCCACACCTCGTAGGGTGTGACCTCGTGTTCGCGTATGATGCCGTCCTCGTGAAACGCACGGGGCTGCACGATGCAAAGAACAACGGTGTCTATATCGGCGGGGTCTACGACGGCGTTGTCTTCGTACAAGAAGCCTGCCGCATACTGCATCGGTTGGTTGTTACCGCGCACCGCTTTGGCTACGCCAGCGCCGTGCTTATAGTCGATCACAAAGAGTGCCCGAAGGGAGGGGACGAGTATAGCCACGTCGCAATACCCGCCCGCCTCGCCCGGTGCCGCCGTGAGTGGAGGATCGACGAACCGTTCAACCCACATCGTAGCGTCAGGATGTGCGTCGAGAATAGAATAGATGTGGTCGAGTGCGATCTGTATCGACAGATAGAACTCGTTCTGCCCGTCGTCCAACGTGTGCGGCAGTGTCGTGAGAAAGTCGTGCGCTTCTTGTGCGTCTCGATAACCCGCGCTCAGCGCCGCTTCAAGAATGGTATGGGCGTCGGTCCCCTCCTGTGCGTAAGGGGACGAAGGGCGGACAGGAACGCGTTTGAGCAGGTTGTTCGACCCGCGACATGCGAAGAACCGATCTGCTTGTGACGGTGAGTACCGTCTGTGCGCGCGCTCCTGCCCCATAGTTACACCGCCAAGTGTGCGGCGATCTCAGTGTAGCGCTCTGCGGGCACGTCGGCGGTCTTGCCGAAGCCGAACTCGGCGAGCTTTGCCTTGGCCGCTTTGGGACCATGCGCCTTAGCGTAGGCTTGCACCGCTGCGCCGAAGTCAGCCTGCGTCATCGCTGCCGGAGCAGGTGCAGGGGCCGGAGCGGGTGCAGGGGCCGGAGCGGGTGCAGGGGCCGGAGCGGGTGCAGGGGCCGG